CTCGAGACAAGCATCGAAGACACGCTTCTCGCCGATGGGTGGGTGTTCGACAAATCTGAGGACACATTCATCGAGAGCGAGGGGCTGTTTGTAATCTATTATTCCGTTAACTAAGGAAGGAGGCCAACATATGGCTAACAAAGTCCTTTTTGGTTTCAGTGACCTGTACGTCGGCACCTACACAGTCGGCGAGAACAGCACTGTCACACTGGGCACTCCGTATCATCAGGCTGGCGCGGTCGGCTTCAGTCCGGAAGCATCCAGCGATCAGAGCACGTTCTATGCGGACAACATCCCGTACTACGTAACCTACTCTGACGGCGCTATCGAAGGCGACCTCGAGGTCGCAATGTTCGACGATGAGTTCAAGACCCAGTTCCTCGGCTATCGTGCGATGACTGACGGCGGTCTCGCTCAGGTCAAAGGCGCAACCAAGCCGAACGTCTACATCGCGTTCGAGGTCCAGGGCGATGCAGAGAAGCGTCGCGTGATCTTCTACAACGGCTCGTTCGGCGCGATCACTCGCGAGTACGCAACGACCGAAGACAGCGTCGAACCGCAGACCGAGAGCATCAGCGTCTCGTTCGCTGGCGACAACGCGACAGGCGTCACGATGGCGACCTATAAGCCCGGCGACACCGGCTACAGCACGCTGTTCACAGCACCGACTGCTCCGGCGTTCTAACTGCATATGGCAAACGAAGAGGGGCGGCTTCGGTCGTCCCTTTTTCGTGTATGCGGGCAGAAAACACTAACAGGGGACAACTACCCACAAAGGAGATAAACGCCTCGCAAATCGACGATTTAGGGGCACGCGGAGGAAGTAAACATGGAGAAGAAAATCAAGCTGGACAGCAAGACCAGTATCACGCTCAACAATAACGTCGGCTGGCTGTTCCTGTACAAGGATCAGTTCGGGCGCGACATCGTGCCGACACTGGTGCCGGTGCTGAACGCTGGCATCGACCTCGTCTTCGGTATCTATCGCGAGACGGGTGGAAAGATCAACAAAGAGACCATCATGAGCATCGACACGAACGCGCTGACAGAGGCGATCTACAACGCAGCGGCCATCGAATCGGTCGACCTGCTCAACATCGTGTGGGCCATGGCGAAGAACGCGGACGAAGAGATCCCCGAGCCTCGCGAGTGGTTCAAACAGTTCGACGTGTTCCCAGTCGATGTGATCGCTCCGGCAGTCTTCGAGCTGATCTTCAAAGCGATGGTGAGCACAAAAAACTTGAAAAGGCTGCAGAGCCTTCGCGAGAGTCTGCAGCCGAACTCGACCTCGACCGAATCCTAATAGCAGGATCTCGGCGCGGGCTGGAGCACTCCGCAATGATGCGGATGCAACTCGGCGCGATTGTGGACTATTGCGTCGAGTATGACAACCAGCAGACAAAAGCAGAGAAGGAGGAGCAAGACCCGCCTCGCAGGAAAGCGACACAGGCGGACATCGACGCCTTCTTCGGTTAATTAGGAAAGGGTGCACAGAATGGCATCGGGTAACATCAAAGGAATCACCATCGAGTTCCGGGGTGAGACCACAAAACTGGATAAAGCACTGCGACAGGTCCGCAGCGACGTCAACAGCGTCAGCAAAGACTTGACTGCGGTCAACAAGGCGTTGAAGTTCAACCCGAAGAACACCGAACTACTCGCGCAGAAGCAGCAACTGCTGAAGCAAAGAGTCGATCAGACACAAAAGTCGCTCAACGAGCTCAACGAGATCCAGGCGCAGCTTGACGATCAGAATGTCGACAAGGCCAGCAACGAGTATATGGCACTGCGCCGCGAGATCATCGAGACTGAAAGCAAGGTCAAGAGCTTCCAGGCACAGCTCATGAAAGCGAACGCGGAAGCGACCAAGATCTATCAGGTCGGCAAAGCGTGGCAGGAAGCAGGCACCAAGATCGAAAACGCTGGCAGAGCACTGCGCGGCGTTTCAATGGCGGCTGCAGGTGTCACGACCGGGCTGGCTGGGATCACGTACAAAGCAGGCGCGGCCGCTGATGATCTAAACACACTGTCAAAGGTGACCGGCATCAGCACGCATGACCTGCAGATGTACGCGGCAATGGCCGACCTCGTCGACGTCTCGGTTGAGACGATGGCGAAGTCGAACGCAAGACTGAAGAAGAGCATGCTGGGTGCGTCTGAGGGCGGCAGCCAGGCGAAATACTTCGAGCAGTTAGGCATCAGCGTCACGGATGCGAACGGCGAGCTGCGCGACTCGAACGAGGTGTTCCAGGAGACGATCCAGGCACTCGGCATGATGGAAAACGAGACCCAGCGCGACGCGATCGCGATGGCCATCTTCGGCAAGTCCGCGAACGAGCTGAACCCGCTTATCGAGGATGCTGGCGCGACATACGCAAAAGTTAGCGGGATCATGGAAAAGTACGGCCTCGAACCGATAAATCAGAAGGCACTCGACAAGGCAAACGCTTTTAATGATCAGATCGACACGCTCAAGCTCGTCTTCACTCAGGCCGTGCAGATCATCGGCACCAAGATCGCTGGTTATCTTCTTCCGATGATGGAAAAGATCGCCGAAACAGGCGCACGGATCGCGCAGTTCATCGCCGGTCTGTCAGGGAAGACGATGTCGGTCATCATGGGGATCTCCGGAGCACTGGCTGTGCTGTCGCCTGCGCTGGTCATCGTTGGCAAGCTCGCGCAGATGTTCGGAAGCCTGCAGATGAAGGTCGCGCTTGTGGCGCAGAAGATCCCGATGATAGGAAAGGCTCTGTCGTTCCTGTCGGCGAACCCGATCATCCTGGTCGTCGCTGCACTCGCAGCACTCGGTCTCATGATCTCCAAGACAGGGCTGACTGCGGACGAGATCACGGCGAAGATAAACGAGTTCGTGCTCAACTTCCAGGCGAAACTCCCGCAGATCATAGAGACAGTTGTGCAGGTCATCACAACACTCGTCACGACAATCGCACAGATGGCTCCGCAGATCGTCCAGGGCGCGGTTACACTGTTTACCGGCCTTGTGGATGCGCTGCCGATCATCCTGCCGGTGCTCATGCAGGGCATCGCTGATCTGATCATTGCTATTGTCCAGGCACTTCCTGGCATGGCGGCCAGTCTGATACAGGCATCGTTGCAGATCGCCCGCACACTGTGGAATGGCGTCCAGCAGGTCTTCGGCAATGTCGTCTCATGGTTCGCCGGTGTCTTCGGCCGTGCATGGGAGGCAATCAAGAATAAGTTCAGCGGGTGGACTTCGTTTTGGGGTGGCCTGTGGAAAACCATCTCGAACAAGTTCAGCGCGATTGGCACACACATCGCATCAGCGATCAGCGGAGCGGTGCGCTCAGGCGTTAACGGCGTGATCAGCCGGATCGAGTCCATCATCAACAGCGCGGTCAGCATCATAAACGGAGCGATCAACCTGATCAACAAGATCCCCGGCGTCAGCGTCGGACACGTCAGATCGGTCAGCTTCCCGAGACTGGCGAAGGGCGGCGTGCTTAATGGGGCGCAGACAGTCATCGCTGGCGAAGCAGGTCCGGAGGCGATCATCCCGCTCGATAAACTGTTCGCGCAGATGGATCGCATGGCCGACAAGATGGCGGGCGAGAACAACAACGCGAGCCCTGTGGTCATCAATGTCTACGGCGCAGCGGGCCAGTCGGTCAATGAACTGGCGGCTGCAGTCGAGGCGCGCATCATCGAAGCACAGAAAAGGAGGAGACTGGCATGGCAGTAAAACCGACGCCAAACAACAGCCTGTACAAGGGCTTCACGTTTGACGGCATCGACAGCAGAGACTACGGCGTCTACATTTCAGGCGACGCCGTCTTTGATTCGCCCGAACGCGATGTCGAGATGATCGAGATCCCCGGACGCAATGGTTCGTTCGCCCTGGACAAGGGACGCTTCGGCAACATCACGGTCTCGTATCCTGCGGGACTCTTCGGCGAGGATGAGGCAAGCTTCCGCGAAGGCATCCGCGCTCTGCGGAACGCGTTGGCAAGCCGTAAGGGCTACTGCCGTCTCGAGGACGACTACAACCCGAACGAGTACAGGATGGCCGTGTATAAGAAAGGGCTCGAAGTTGATCCCGCTCTTCTGAAGGCGGGCGAATTTACTATCGAGTTTGATTGCATGCCTCAACGATGGCTCAAGTCCGGCGAGACGGCTGTCTCTGTCGCAAGCGGCGGAACGCTGACCAATCCGACGCTGTTTGAGTCGCATCCGCTTCTTCAGGTGTGGGGGTACGGTGATATTGTCATCAACGACGATACTATTACCATCGCTGATGACGTTATTGGTGATGTCATCCTGAAAGAGTTTACATCTTTCGTTCAGGGCGACACCAACTCAAAATCATGGTCAACACAGTTAGATGTAAGCTCATTGCGTGATGGCGACACCGTCACAATGGTAAATTGTTTCTCAGGGTTTCAACGTGGCTCAGGTATCCGCATATCGTATGCAGAAATAACGCAAGTATCAGGAGAAGCGTTTGAAATACAGGGCATCAATGTCAACCTCGGGCGGTTTTTTATACGGATTCCTGAACTGACTTTTACGGCGAATCATTCAAGCTCGTACAATTCACGTTGGCGTTGCAAGCTTACGCTTGTGGATAACACAACCGCAACTTATACGGTGGCTATCGCGGTTTCATACTCATCTACTAACCGCATAACAATACAACAGACAGTAACTCCGCAAACGCAAGGCGAAGTGGTGTATTCTGTCAATGCCGGATTCGACCGAGTAACAGCCTACTCCACTAAGTCCGCACTCGGCGAGCCGTTACTGTTCGATTTGGACATCGGCGAAGCGTACAAGGAAGAAGACGGTTCTATTGTAAGCGTCAACAACGCGGTGTCATTTCCCGCGCGGCTTCCTGTGCTGAAGTCAGGGACGAATACAATCACATACGAAAACACCGTCGACCAGTTTAAAATCGTGCCTCGTTGGTGGGAGGTGTAAGCATGATTCCGATCATCTACGAATCAGGCGAAACTGCCTTTACATCGAACGGTTTAGGACGCTTGCGCGACTGCGCTTCATGCGATGTCACGGAAGAGCGCAACGGCATCTATGAGTGTGATTTTGAATACCCCGTAGGCGGTGCCAATTATGACCTGATCCAATGCGGACGCATCATCGGTGTGACGCACGACGAGACAGGCGATGTCGAGCCGTTTGACATTGTGAGCTACTCGAAGCCTATCAGCGGTGTCGTCTCTTTTCATGCTGTCCACATCTCTTACAGACAGCGCGGAATCGTTGCGAGAGGGACAAACATCAACAGCCTCGCGGATGCTTTCGCGGTGCTGACATCGTCCGCACAGCCGTCGAACCCATTCACATACGAGGCGGACTTCACATCGACGGCATACGCGTCGTCATTCGACGGAACTCCGAGAAGCGTCCGGCAGTTCCTCGGCGGTATCGAGGGCAGTATCCTCGACGCTTACGGTGGCGAGTATGAGTTCGATAAGTTCCGCGTCATTCTGCACAGAAGCAGAGGACAGCTTCGCGACTTCGTGATCCGTTACGGAGTCAATCTTCTCGACTACAAGGACGATACAGACTACTCCGAGACCTATACGTCGTGTGTACCGTATTGGCGCGGAAACGATAACGGACAGGACATTACTGTCGTAGGAAGCCGCGTCGACCTTGGAGGAACTGCGTACAATGGACAGAACATCTGCGCGTCGTTAGACCTTTCGGATAAATTCGAGAACGCACCGACGACGGCGGAACTGGAAACGCTTGCGCTTAATCTGATGCGGTCGAAGCAGACAAACCTTCCGGCTCAGAACATTAGCGTCGACTTTATTCGCCTTCAGGACATGGGCTACGAAGGTCTCGACACGCTTCTGCAATGCAATTTATGCGACTCGATAAAAGTCGAGTTTCCGCGCTACAACATGAGCGGGACATACAGGATAGTAAAAACCGTTTGGGACGTGCTCGCTGACAAATACGACAGCATGGAACTCGGTGCTCTGTCTGTGTCTCTTTCTGAGGCTCTTGGAATTAGCAACAGCCTCGGCGGGTCGCTTGGCGGCGGAGGCGGAACGGATGTCTCTGTTACGTTTGGTGAAATGATCGAGACATCATTCCCATATGACGCAACCGTCTCAGGGATTGGAGTCGCGTTTGTGAATCCGCAAACAACAGACCCTACTTACTTCGCTGTCAGCGACAATGGCACAACGATCGGTCGAGGCAACTCTTGGAGCGGGTACGCTTTTAGCTTTGAGTTTCCAATCACGGCGGGACACGAATACGCAATAGCATATTCAGGAAACGTGAAAAGCTCTGCTCTTCGCGTTTTTCCTTTTAAAGTTGAATAGGTGAACAAAAAATGAAAATCTTACTTATAAGCGGACACGGCGCGGGCGACTCCGGCGCGTGCGGATGCGGGTACAGAGAAGCAGACCTGACGAGAACGGCGACAAACGTGCTCGCGGGAAAGCTCGCCGCCTACGATGTCAGCACAACGCGCTATCCTGTCGCGAGGGACGCATATCAGGACAACAGATACGGGAAGCTTCAACTCGACTTCAGCAACTACGGCCTCATCGTCGAGGTGCACTTCAACTCCTACAATGGAAGCGCGCACGGCACCGAGGTCCTGTACAAGCCGTCGGGCATGAAGGCACTCGCGTCGAAGGTCGCAGCAGCGATCGCTGGCGTCGGCCTGCTCGACAGGGGAGCGAAGCAGCGCACGGATCTCGCGAACATGAACAGGTGCGCGAA